GGTGGTCGACGATCGTCTGGTGGTTGATGGGCAGCTGGTCGTTGTCGACGTCGTCGTCGCTGCCGCCGGCGGCCGCTTCCGCGGCTTCGCCTTCAGCCTGGGCGCGCTGCGCTGCCTTCTCGTCGGCGCGCCGGCGCTCCGCGGCCGTGCGCGTGTCGCGCTCGTCGCGGGTCGTGGCCTGCCGCTTGTTGCCTTTTTTCGCCATGGTGCTGATCTCCTCGAGCTCTCACAAGTGAACGGTTGAAACGGTGGCGAGCGCGGACTCGGGTTAGACCGAGTAGCCGCGCGCGTAAGCCGTCGGCACCGACTGCGAGCTCATCTGAGCCGGCTGCAGTGCCGCGGTCACCGTCGCCGTCGGCGAGGTGCCCGTCATGGTGTATTTGAGCCCGAGGTAGCGCTTGGTGACGCGACCCGGATCGACGGACACCTCGTGGACCTTGCCGGCCGCGACGGCCGACTGCGATCCGCTCGAGCCGATCACATCGCTCGAGCTCAGGTCTGCGTTGGCCGACTGGACCACCTCGATGGTGATCGCCGGCGTGGTGCCGCCCATGGCGACGTCGAAGCCGACCGCGAAGCGGAGCGGCGTGCCCGTGCCGATATCCCGCTTCGGGGTGGTGTTCCCCAGGTCGATCGTGTTGGTGCTAAGGATCGCCGAGGTGCCGGTCAGCGCCTGCGCGTCCGACACGGTCAACAGAGCATCAATGAACATCGTGAACTCCTCCGCAAAAAGTTGCTGTCGCTGCCGCTTTCTGACCCGCTCGAGAGAGGGTCGAAAAGCCTACGTGACGCGCGCCTCGGTGTTGAGGATCGAGTCCACACGACGGATCGGCGTGGTGCCGAACATGAGCGTCGGCTTGCCCTCGACGTTCTCGTAGGTCGTGCCGCCGCCGGCGCTGACGTCGCTGCGCTCCTGCTTCCGCAGGGAGCGGCGCACGCGCCGGTTCATGTAGAACACCTTGCGCCCGAGCTCGTTGGGGATCATCTCCTCGGCCGCCTCCATGGCGTCGATCAGATCCGCCGGCGAGCCGCCCGCCAGGTCGCTGACGTCGATGTTCGCGATCCGGATCACGTAGCGCCAGTCCTTGACGACCAGGCCCGCCTTCCACTGGTAGCGCTCCTGGAACGCGCGCATGCGGTTGCCGGCCACGCCGGCGGTCACCTCGACGGTCACCTCGCCGAAGTCGTCGTGCACGATGCCGGCCTTCGAGCCGTTGGGGAAGATGCCGTGCGCGGTCTGCTCACCCCAGGCGACGAGCCAGATCGAGGTGTTGTCCGAGCCGCTGCCGCCGGCGTCGATGATGTTCTCGCCGCTCGCCACGCCGGTGATCGCCGAGTAGCGCGGCGCGAAGCCGGTGAACTCCTCGAGCGCGATCCCGACGTTGCCGTAGAACAGCGTCGACGCCATCTCCTGGTTCATGGCTTCCAGGAACGCGCTCGCCTCGGAGAGCCGGAAGGCGCTCGCGTTGCCGTTCAGCAGCACCAGGTCCTTGTCCACCTCGGACCAGGCCTCGAGCATGCCGCTCTGCTCGTCGACCTGCGCCGTCGAGCTCTTGCTGGGCGGGATGCCCTGGTTGATCATGCGCCAGTAGACCGTCGGCAGGCCCGTGCGGATCGTCACGCGGTGCCCGGTCGGCAGGTTGCCCTCGCGCCACTGCATGTCCTCGAGCACCTCGTTGCTCTGCTTGAGCATCTCGATGATCACGGGGACCTTCCCGTTGGGATCCAGGCGCTTCGCCCAGTCCAACAGCGTCAGCACTCCAGTCGAAAGTGTTGCCATTTACGCTCTCCAGTGATGGGCGATCTAGGTCTTGTCGGCGGCGCGCGAGTCGGCGTGGTCGTAGAGCACCGCAGCCTTGTCGGCGGCGGTGACGGCACCCGTGCTACTGCGGTGGCCGGCAGGCCCTGCGTCTTCACCCATCAATCGGCCCAGGTCGGCCAGGAACGACACGACCTGGATGTGATTGCCGGATCCCCCTCGGGCGAGGAAATTGTTGAACGCGTCACGCATCGGGTGACCGACAGGACGCACCTTGTCGATCGCCAGCTTCGCGAGGCGCTGCGTCTCCGCGAGCTTGTCGCCGCCGTAGGTTTTGTCGGCCTTCGTTTCGTTGGCCCACGCATCGCTCTGGACCTTGATCCGCGCGAGCGTGTCTTCGAGGAAGGCCTGCGCCTCCTCCTGCGACATATCCTGCGTGCGGGCAACCGTCTCCAGCTGCCCGAGCAGCTGATCGTCGACGCCTGCCTTCATGTCCTCCGGCACCGTGAGCGCATACTTCTCGGGAGCCTTCGGCGTCGTTGTCTCGCCGGCCTTGCTCTCGGTCGTGGTGCTGCCCTGGTCGCCAGTCTTCGCTGCTTCGCCCTGGGGCGCTTCGCCGGTCTTCTCGGCGGTGGTGCTCGAGCTCGTCGTCTCGCCGGGTTTGGTTGCGGTCGATTCGGTGCTCGTGCCGGCGGGGGCTTCGCTGGTCGCTGCGCCCATGCCGGTCTTAGCTGTTGTCGTCATTGCTCTGTGCCTCCGCGGCCGCCTGGACCGCCTGTGCTTCGCGATCGAGCGCGCCGCCGCGCTGTCGCGCTTCCTGCTCCATCAGCAGGTATTCCCTGGGGCAGTGCTCCGTCACCAGGTGGAGCAGCATGTGCCCGTAGTCCTGGCGGCCGGCGTTGTAGTGGATCTTCGCGCTCGGATCCCAGATCGACTCGTAGACGCCGGCGCGCGCGATCAGCGTCCAGATCACCACGCGCCCCTCGAGGGAGCCCATGGTCGCTTGCAGGCTGACGATGAAGAGCTCCTCGGCCTGGCGCGCCTTGCGCTCGGCGAAGGCGACCTGCTTCGGGTCCGCGGCGTTGCGTTGCAGCGCGCGCCGGCTCACGTTAGAAGCACTCCACCGTGACGGTCCGCAGCACGATATCGCCGGCGCTCGCGGTGCCGTTCTGGCCGGTCACCTTCAGCTGCACCGGCGACGACCAGGAGCCCGGCGTCGTGGTGTTCGTGTTGAACGTGAACGTGGCGGCGCTCGAGAAGGTCGTGAGCATGGTCCGCTGCCCGCTGTCGGCGTTGCGGATGATGTGTATGTCAGCCCACCAGGCGATCCCGTTGGGAGCGCCACCGAGCACCGAGGCGGAGTTGGCCGCGCCGATGTAGAACCGGACCGTCTTGTTGTTGGCGTTCGCCGCCGTCGTGCCGTCGATATGCACCCGGAACCCGCGGCCGTCGGCGTTGAGCGTGCCGGCGGGCACCGTGTAGGTCCACAGGTCTGTCTCGGTTGTGTTCGCGCCCGTCTGCACCGACGTCGTGGTGGTCGTCAGTGTGGCCGCTGTGATCGTCCCGCAGTTGAGCGCGCCCGCGCCCCCGGTGCCGACCGTCACCGACTGGCCGCCGGCGTTGCCGGTGATGCGCGGGTTGACCGTGACGGTCGACTGCGCGACGAGCGCGGCTACCCAGAGCATCCAGGCGAGCACCGCGCTCGAGGCGAACGCCGCGAGCTTGTAGTGGACGGTCACTGCGCGTTCCCCATGACGACCGACACCGCAGCGCCGGTGCCGCTAATCGCGGTGACGCGCGCGCGCACGTTGCGCCAGGGGGCGTCCATCGTGAAGCCGTCGCTCGAGCGCGTGGTCGCCAGCGTCAGCGTGATCGTGCCCGCGGTGATCCAGTCGACGTTGGTGCTGTTGACCGCGGCCTCGATGTTCGACACCTCAATGACGATCGTCGCGGCCCCTGCGCCGGAGCTCGTCGCGCCGTAGGCCTGGAACGTCCGCACGCCGGTCGCCGGCTTGAAGTTGGCGCTCGAGCTCGTGGTGGTCGCGTCGGTCAGCATGACCGTCGACGGGAACTGGGTGCGCGCCTGGGCCAACGCGATCGCCGGCGCGAGCGCGATCGAGAGTGCGAGTGCGAGTGCCAACCGTTTCATGCTGCTCCTCCCTTACACCACTGTCTGACTGGCCGCGCTGTTCTGCCCGGCCCCGAGCACCTGGTCGAGCGGGGGTGTGCCGCTCGCACCCGTCGCCTGCTGCGCGGCCGCCGCATCCTTCGACGCCGCGGCGAGCATCTGCGTGCGCTCGGCCATGGCGGTGGCCTGCGCTTCGGTCGCTTCGGTCTGCGCCAGCTGCTGCGCCTCTTCGTCGGTCCGCACGATCTCCGGATCGGTGCCGAGCATTTCGGCGTAGTCGTCGACCAGCTTGTTGACGTTGATCTTGTGGCGGATGCCGGGGAACACCTCGACCAGGGGGACCACGCTGTTGACGAAGCGATCGTGCCCGGTGACGCCCACCAGCTTCTGCGCGCTCGCCATGATCGAGATGTATTCGACCTTGACCTTCACGCCCTCGAGCTCCTCGGGTGGCGGCATGTCGTCGAACAGCCCGGCGTCCTCCATCATCTTGTAGGCCCGATCGACGATCGGGTCGAGGAGCTCGTCGTTGGTGCGCTCGAGCACCGGGCCAAGCGCGAGCAGCTTCTCCTCGTGGCGCTCCTGCACCTCGCGCGCGGTCAGCGGCTGGCCGCTCTCCCGGATCTGATCGCTGCGCGCCATCATCAGGAACAGGTCCTCGAAGTAGGCGCGTTGAATCCGGTATTGCACCAGGCCGATATCGTTCGACAGGTGATCGATGTTCAGGCCCACCTCGTGAATCGCGCGGAGCCCATGCTGCGCGTCCCGCAGGTAGGTGATATCGCCCGGCAGCAGGCTAGTCTTTTGCGCGCGGAGCTCGGGGTGGCCCACCAGGGGCGGGTCGACGGCCTTGTGGATGGCTTTGCCCTTCATGCGCTGCATGGACTGCAGCTGCTTCACGTCGCCCAGGGCGGTCATGCCTGGGCAGTCCACCCCGTAGGTGTCCTCGCCGCTTGTCTCCCAGCGGGGAGCCAGGATCGGGAACGAGTGGTAGCCGCTCTCCCGGAGGAAGCGGCCGTCGCGGCTCTCGCCGCCCTGCTCGTAGTGGCAGCTGCTGAACGGCAGGTAGCGACTCTCGAGGCGCTCCGGGTCGGCGTCGTCGTTGGGCAGGACGATCCACGTGATCGGGACGGCTGCCTGATAGTTTCCGCGGTCCCATAGGGTCTTCACCGTCAGCGACACGACGGACCAATCGATCTCGCGCGTGCCGGGTTTGAGGCAGAACTCTTC